TGTGAACAACACAGAGGCGATACATCACTTTGTAGACTCATCTGGTAACTATCAAGATCCTTTTGGTTCTACAACAGTAGCAGGAACAAGTTTAGATTTGGTAGAAGGCTACAAAAAGAACACTCTTCAAGAAGCGTATAATGTTCGAACAAATCGTGAACACGAAGAGTACCTGAACGAAGACAAGAGAAAGGTAAAACTGATAAAGAGTTCTTTTATTGAACCAATTCTAAGAGATTTGGATAGTTTGTTTAGATGACAACAAAAACAAAAAATGCATTAGTACGACCAGGCGAAATCGAAATCGGCAGCGTTCGGTTGATTTGCGATAATGGTTTTTCTATTGATTTAAAAGAAATAATGGGTGAACTAACAATCAACGAAGATTTGTATTCACCTTTTATCTATGGTGAAGTTACTGTTGTTGATACACTTTCACTCATAAAAAACGCTCCCATTATTGGTGGCGAAGAAAGTCTTTTGATCGAGTTTAATATTCCCTGCACTGAACCAGTCAAGCAAATTTATCGAGTCTACAAGGTAAAAGATCGTTCAAAAATAGACAGAGACAGTACAGAAATATTTACTCTTTGCTTTGCCTCTCCTGAACTTGAAAAAAACAACAACATTGAAATATCAAGAACCTTCAATGGTAAATATTCTGAAATTGCAAAGATTCTTTATTCCGAGTACCTTTCAATACCAGAAGTCACACCACCCATGAACGTTTCAGAGAGTGCTAATCAGGTTAGATTTTCAACAAACAGATGGACACCAATTGAAACATTCAATTACATGGCAAACAGAGCCATATCAAATAGCAATCAGAGTGAGATGGGGTTTCTTTTCTTTCGAAGGTTAGACTCATACAACTTTGTAAACATCTACGATCAATTCGACCAAGAGCCTATTGTAATCTATCGAAGAATAAATCGATCTTTGGCTTTGCCAGAAAACAAATATGATTTGTTGATTGACCAATTCAACATTGAAGATTTTACAATCATGAACACACAAGACTCTATTCAAAATCGCTTAGATGGTGGTTATGATTCTATTACAACATCATACGACATTACATCAAAGCAGGTGAACGAAAGTCATCACTCATACACCGATGACTTTTCTCAAACAAGAAGTATTGAACCTTTTCCTTTGATTTCAGACTTTAGACAAAATACAGACACGACAGAGCAGCCAAGAAGATCGAGACAAATTCGAACCTTAGATCAAAGAGCATCATACTCGTTTGATGATGTTGAGGACAATGTATACGGAACAATATCAGAAAAAACAAACAATGAACCAGACTATCGTGAAACCGGCTCTTCACCTGAAAAATCTATCAGTCAATTACCAACAAATTCGGTTCCCATGTCTGGTGATATTGTTTCTCCATTCACCTCACCATCTTCGGAGTTTGGAGGAAACATCAACGATGATATCAGAGGTCTTGTCGATATCAGTGGACCAACTGTTTCTGTTGAGTCTATGAACGCTTTTATAACAGAAGGAGAGGTACGACCAGATCTTGAAAGGTATGCGGAATATTATGGCGGTTTTTACATCGAACGAGAAGAAGTGCCAGACATTGAATCCACCACTGGGGTCGCTTATTTCTATACCATTCAACCTCCTTTGGGACTAGCAAAAGATTTACCAGAAGAAAAAGAAACTTCTGTCGGCGACGATCAATTAAAGCGACCAAAAAATAACACACCAACAACACAACAATTGCCTTTGAGAAGAAGATCACAACTCAAATCGCTTCAAGGTCAAGTTATCGAAATAACTGTTCCTGGTGATTCAAGAAGAAGAGTAGGCGAAATTATTCGTGTTGAAATACCTTCATACGAATCAAGAGTCAAAGAAGATTATCTTGACACCAGCATATCTGGCAAGTACATGATATCACACATAAAGCATGTAATCAAAAAAGATGATTACAAATTAGTTTTAGAACTTTCAAGAAATGCGAGAAGTCAAAAACTTCCTGAAAATAATGAGATCGTAAAGGAGTAAGTTTAGATGAAAAAAAAGTCTATCGCATTAGGCAAAAGAAAAAGAAATAATGAGCGTAGACCAAGATCTAAACTTAAAAGCATATACAGTAAAGCGAGAAAAAATATAAAATGAAAGTAGACACATCAACACAAAATTTTGTATGGTTCCAAGGAGTAGTAGAGGACGTTTCAGACCCACTTCGTCTTGGTCGATGTCGTGTTCGAATTATTGGATATCACGAATCAGATAAAGTTCTTTTGCCGACTGATCAGTTGCCTTGGTCGCACCCGATTCAGCCTATCACAAGTGCTGCTGTTAGTGGTATCGGAACAACACCCACGGGTCTAGTTCCTGGTTCACACGTTATAGGTTTCTTTCGTGACGCAGAAACACAACAGTACCCTGTGATCTTTGGTAGCATTGGTGGTATACCAATAACAAAAGATCCAGAAAAAGGATTCAACGACCCAACAGGAACTTATCCACTCGACACACATCTCAATGAACCTGACACAAACAGAATCGCACGAAATGAAAATCTCGAAAACTCAATCGTGCAAAAAAAGATTGATACTGTCGAAGAGGGTGTACCTACTGCGTTAGGTCAAGAGTGGAATGAACCAGCAACACCATACTCTGCTGAGTATCCTAAGAATCATGTGAAACAAACTGAGTCTGGTCACGTTCAAGAGTTTGATGACACACCAGAAGCAGAAAGAATACACACATATCACAAGTCTGGCACATTCGATGAGATTCATCCTGATGGTACAAAAGTCGAAAGAATTGTTGGCAACAACTACTCAATTCAAAAGATGGACTCAAACGTTTTCGTTCGTGGTGAGGCAAACTTGACTACAGAAGGAAATACAAGGCTTTTGGTAAACAAAAGCCTTGCTGTTGAAGTAAATGATGGCAACATTGAAATAAAAGTCACAAAGGGTGACATAAATATTAGTGTTGAAAATGGGAACGTGAAACAGAGAGTCAATGGTAATGTCAAGCAACATATTTCTGGAGATGTTGAAGAGATTGTTGGCGGTAATAAAGTTACAAGAACAAATGGCAACTATATTGTTAGTGCAAGTGGTTCGCTGATACTGAGGGGAAGTCCAATACTTCTAAACTAACATGCCAAGTGCAATACGAGATGGTGACAGAGCAGGTGGTTCGATTCGGGGTTCATCCTCGAATGTTTTTATTGGTGGGCGAGCAGCGGCATTGAACGGTGACTTTGTTACACCTCACGGAAAAAAAAGACACAAGGCTGGACCAAAAATGAGAGCAAGTTCGAATGTTCTTGTAAACAACAAGCCTATTTGCAAAGCAGGCGACACAGCAACATGTGGTCACAAAGCGAGTGCGTCACAATCTAACGTGAGAGTCAACGGATGAGTCAGCCGTTTCCCAGCACACTTGAAGTCTTCTCAGATGGTCTTACAAAGAGCCAAGTTGATATCATAGATCTTGTATCTGAAGGTAAAGGCATTCAAGATCCAACAGCAGTCAAGAGAGCGACTTGTATAAACTCTCTCAACTCAGTCAGGTCGAGAATAACAAGTTTTTTGAGTGGCTTTACTCTGGGTGTGGGTGGTATTACTGGCACAAGTATAATTCTTAATAATTTGTCTTACAACAGAATTTCTGATTTGTCTACAAACATCTCAAGCCTGATTTCAGTAATCAACAATTCATATGTGCCACACAGTCAAAGACTTTCTGGTGTTACAGATGAACCTTCTGGTTCAACATTGCCAGATTTTTCGTCGCTCATTGGTCTTGCTACAGCATACAATCTAACAAAAGCATCTATTAGTAAAGCAAAAAATGAACCAGTCGTAGACAACTTTAGTTTTGTTTTCAACAGCATTGTTGGTGATGCACAAGATCAATTTGATTTGATTACTAGAGAATCATCAAACGCATTTCAACAACTAGAAAGTAAAGGCTCTGCTTTTTATACTTCGTATGATAATCTACTAGATTCTTCAAAAGTAAAGTTTGCCAGCATCACAGGACCCTCCACAAGTTTTGCTGCGAGTGACATGGCAAATTATAATACTGTAGTAACTTTTCTAAATAGGATATCGAAGGGTTCTGTGATCGCTGGACTCGCTGGACAAGAAAACAATCACACAAGATATCTTGTAGACAACTTTGTTGGTGGTCCTGAGTTGAAGCAATTTCTTCGAAAAGCAGACGAAGAAAGTAATCAAAGGGTATTGTTCTAATGAAAGTTCGTGTCACCTCAACATCGTCTAGTAACTCCGTCAAGGTTTCAGCGGAAGATACCTTAAAGGTTGTAGGTACAAGAGAGGGCCCCCAAGGTGTTTCTGGTGCAGTAGGCACAACAGGGGCAACTGGAACTACAGGCACTACAGGCACTACAGGAACTACTGGTGCAACAGGTACAACTGGAACTACAGGTAGCACAGGGCCACAGGGTGTCACAGGTACAACTGGTACAACTGGTACAACAGGAGCAACTGGTACTACAGGCACAACAGGTACAACAGGTAATACAGGGCCGCAAGGGGTAACTGGCACAACAGGTACGACTGGAACTACAGGCAGCACAGGGCCACAAGGTGTCACTGGTACAACCGGCACGACTGGCACTACAGGCAACACAGGGCCGCAGGGTGTCACAGGTACAACTGGCACAACGGGTACTACTGGCACCACGGGTACAACAGGTAACACTGGACCACAAGGTGTTACTGGTACAACAGGAACAACTGGAACCACAGGTAACACGGGGCCACAGGGTGTCACAGGTACAACAGGCACCACAGGTACAACAGGTAATACTGGACCACAAGGTATTACTGGTACGACAGGCACAACTGGCAGTACAGGCAATACAGGACTACAAGGTGTCACAGGCACAACTGGCACGACAGGTACTACAGGCACAACCGGCACTACAGGCACAACTGGTAC